CATTTACTGAATGTTCTTATGATGGGGGCGAAATAGGATCGACAGGTATTGGATAGGAATGTGGAGCTATCCCGCGCAAGCTGGGTTAACGCAAGAATGAGTAAACGCAAACGATAACTTTGCACCTGAGATGCGCCTAGCGGCATAATCTCTGGGCCCGCCGGAGCCTCGAAACAGAATCCGGCAACTTTTAACGGAGATAAGTATGCTAGTATTAGTAACAGTAGTATCGGCTTTGTGGTTTGCTGATAACTCTGAATTCATTAAAACCTCGAACGAACAGATTGCTGATGGTTATGAATGGAATTGGGTCGGTGTAACTAAGCCTTCTGGTGTTCCTGCTATCACAATCAAAACTGACACAAATGAATACATTCTGTATAGATTGGAAAAGTGATGAAAAAGATTTTAGCCGCTTTTATACTTTGTTTAGGTATTAGTACAGCTCATGCTGAACCTCAATTGGTAGAGAAGCCAATTCAATGTGCAACTCCAATTGAGGTAATCAATCACTACGTGTTACCTAGTGATCTCAAAACCCTATTCATAGCAGTGACTAATATTCGAACACAGCATGGAACTATTATTCCTGTGCCACTAGTTGTCTTTGTGAATCCAGACAATGGACGATTCTTAATTATGGAAGGCACTCAAGAAGAGGCTTGTGTAATTAATCTTGGTGATCGAGTTGATTTTAACATCTCTCATGATGATATTATTGCTAAGTTTTTAGAAAATTCAATGTAATAGTTGTTAAAATTGGAATATTATGAACTAGAACCAGAAGATAATACTTTCAATCTTCTAGTAGCAGATATAACTCATAAATGTAATATGGAATGCTCGAACTGTTATATTCCTAACAGAGACATTCCAGATATGAATGAACAGCTGCTTTACAAATTTTTACGAAAATTACCTAACCGAATAGTTGTACGATTGATTGGTGCTGAACCAACCATGCGTAAAGATCTTCCAGATTTGATTACAGAGATCAAGAAGTGTGGCCACAATGTTAGTCTTACCACAAATGGATTGAAGTTAGCTAGTAAAAAGTATCTGAACAGTTTAAAATCAAGTGGTTTAAGAATGGTTTTAATATCTATGAATGGAGCTGATGATCCAGACATCTATAAAGTTATGGATGATGGAAGAGAATATTCTGATCTCAAAGTAAAAGCTCTAATCAATTGTATGGAAGCAAACATGATTGTTAATACTGGTACAATAGTTGCAAAAGGTGTTAACGAATCAGTAATGAAAAAACAAGTTGATTTAGTTTATAAGTGTATGAAAGAGACTGGATATAAACCACGACTCGTTCCTCTTCTCAGAATGAAAAGCGTTGGATATATTGGTCGTCATATGGAAGGTAAATCATATAATGTAGACGAACTAGAAGATTTGTTTTTGTCACAATGTCCAGATTTCAAAGAAGACACCACTTGGGCTCCTAATTCTGGAACACTATGTAAACTATATACGGATGGAAATGTTTACGTAAGATTAATTGATTGGTCCATTGATGAAGAAGGTGTACCAGATTCAGGTAATGAGTTACGCGGCCGCATTACTCCTGATTGGAAGGTGGCACCATTTTTTGAGCATGTAAAACAAAATGAATTCCAATATTAACTCAATAACATTATCTCCTGATGACCTTGACTTTGACAGGTATTTGTTAAAGGTCGAAAGGCTTTGTCTTGGCATTAATGATACTTTATATTCAAATCCCCATCGGCTAAAAATAGATGAGTGGGTTGGCGTTACAGTATATATTGATGAATACGATGAAGTATATGGGTTTTCATCTATAAGTTATAGAAAAAACTTTGGTAGAGGAGCCAGAATACTTAATAGATTTTATAAAGATCCCAAGTATCGTTTTGAAAATAATAAGAGATCTCTATCTCTTGCTACATTATCTATGCTTAAGGATCAAGTAGCTTTGTGCGAACAACTGGGATATCAATATGCGTTTATGAGCAGAGACTCAAAAACTATAAAAGCGTGGCATCATTACTCAAAGTATTTTCAATTTAGAGAATGGAACGTATCTGATAAATATTATCATATGATCAAAGATTCGTGGCAGCAAATTATATGGACACCATTGGTTGATAATGCTGAGCCAACTATGCAATCATTAACAAAAGAGGAATATAATGAATTACAAAAAACTTAAAGTGGGGTATCAAGTCGAAAATGTAAATTATGATAGTCCAGAGGATGCAAATAAGATTAAAGAGTTGATAGGAGAAGGTAGACTAGTAGTAGTCAAAAATAACGCCCATGTTCCAGCTAAAGATCTTGTTTCTTTATACACAAAAATTGGTGATGTTGTTGCTCAGTCTGATAAAGTAGTAGGTAGTGGAGTAGACGGATATCAAGAGCTTGTAAGAGTGAGAGCTAATGGTTTATTCAAAGGCGCAGAAGATGGTGAACTTGAGTGGCATTCTGCAGGTATGAATAGACATGGAGCAGAAGATGTAGTAGCAATGTATATGAACAAACCTGCTGAATCTGGTGGCGACACTTATTTTAGCGACTTTCAATCTGCATATGATGATTATGAAGATAAGGACACAGTCGATTCTTTACAAAGTAAAATGAGAACATATTCTGATGAGAGAAGTTTAAAAGCTAAACATTATGAAAAAGTATTCAATGATGAGGAAACTTATAGAAACTTCAAAGACATTGACGGGGTTGCTGCTCACACCAAAGAAGTTGAGACTAAAAGTCTAGTTACAACTCATCCTATTAACAATAAAAAAGGGTTCTATTATCCTTGGGTTGTTATTAGAGGATTTGATGGAATGGATAGGAGAGAAGGACATACTACATACTTTAAAATTAAAGAACACGTAATGGATGATAAGTATGTTTATAAGCACCAATGGGATAACTATGATATTTGCTTAAGCGATCAACATCATAGTTTACACAGGAGAGATGCGTATGATGGAGACCGTGAATTATGGAGAGCTGGAATCTGGTTTAGATCTGAGGCAAAGTCTGCTTGACAAAGGGTTAGTTCGAATTCAATGTGAATATCCTATCACGATGAAAGAATTTGAATCTTTAGCTCACTCATTAGGCAAACCTCTCGTCACTTCTAAGCATGTTCTCAACGAAGCAAGAACTGTTCAGGAACTAAGTAACAACGGCTTGTTTGGAGATGGAGAAGTAGAGTGGCATCATGACTGGAGCTATGGGCGAGGTAACTATTTTGGTACTGTTCTTTACAATGTAGAGAATGCTCATTTGTCTGAAACATGGTTTTGTGATATGTCCAAAGCTCCAGATAGTTTAAAAAAGATGTACAAAAATTGTATTGGAAGTTACTATCCTCCAAAACATTTACAAGAAGCATGCTTTAACGAAAAACAACTTCGCATACTAAAAAAACAAAAAGTATCAAGACCATTTATTATTAATCATCATGTTACTGGTGAAGAGATTCTCTATTGTTCTATTGGTTCAATTAGAGATATGCCAGAAGAAGGTTTGGGTCCCATAAAACGTTGGGCTGAAGAAAATTGTTTTAAGTACAAATGGGAATCTAACGATATCTTGTTATGGGATAATCTAAAAATGATGCACAAGCGTTTTGCTTTTGAAGGTACTAGATTTTTATGGAGAACACAATTTTTGATATGAAGATTTTAATTAGCAATCCGAGGCAAGGATCTAGTTGGGCATATCCTTATTTCAAAAAATATAATGAGGAACAAACACTTTGTAAATCTCCAGAGCATTTTTCAGAATATTTACTTGAAGCTAAAAATGCAGCTAAGTATTTAGGTAAAGCGGCATTAGAAAGAGAAAATGCTCGTAATATTACTTTAGAACAAAAAATCAATAACATTGAACAACATCGAATGAATGGTTTTGAATTCAACATGAAGATTCATGCTTTTCATCTATTTTATAGATATGGTGATGGAGTAGTGTATGATTGGTTTAAAGAGTTTTATTCGAATGCAGAAATATATATTATTCGTAGAAAAGATATGTACAGAGCATATTTGAGCTTATTAACTCATCTTACAAAAGGCAGAGGATATTGGCATAACTGTGGCCACGAAGAAGCTGAATTGATTAGAGCTTGTAGCAAGTTTGAATTTAAACATAATGAACCTATGTGGAAGTCTTTTAAACACGTTAACAATTGTATGGATAAAGTACAAGGAACAATTTTATATCTTGAAGATATTAGTGATGAATATTTAAGTGATCTTCTCGGAATAAAGATTGAACAAAAAATTCATAAGTGGAATATCAATTATGAAATGTTTTATACAAAAAAAGAACTAAATACTATTAGAGATATTATCGACAAGGGGTACAATAATGTCGTCCCCAATTGAAATTTATGACGGTATCAAAGAATATCCTAAACAACAATTGTTGGAAGAGTACAATCTTTTGAAAGATAATGAAAAAGATTATGCTGATTCTATTACACCAACAGGAGTTCCGTACTGGAAAGTTATTCGTGGTGATGATATGATATCAGAGTTTGCAGCCAAGGTAGCAAATTATTTTAAAAAAACATATAATATTGAAGGTAAAGTAGATGGAAGATTTTATAGACTTCTAGCTAATGCAACACTACCTTATCACACAGATCGATCAACACAGTGTTCTGTTAATATGATTCTGTCAGAAGGACAAGCTCCAGTAAAATTTAAAGTTAATGGAGTCGAGACTGAATATCTATACGACATAGCTCTATTGAATACACAAGTAGAGCACAGTGTTCAGAATGGTGAAGAAGACAGAATTATTTTTAAGATTTCAGTGTTTGATGAATCCTATGATTCAGTAGCTGCAAAGATTAACTAACACATCCTACTATGTGAATTCTTTCTTCAAAAGAGGCATTCAAAGCTGTGTGCCTCTTTCTTGTATCTATTACATAATGATTACCATCAGCAGGATATCTTTTCAACTCATCATCTATAATGAACATGCAATTCGTATTAGTGATAAGAGGAATGTGAACTCTTATAGACATGTCTCTATGATATGAGTAGCACGTTTTTGGCTTTAATACCATTACACGAGTTCGGAACATCTTCAGATCTGAAATAACAGAGTTTGTATATTTCAGCTGAGGAAAACAAAACTCTGTGAAGTCTTCAGCTTTGTGGTTGATATTGTTATCCTGCCACGTTACTCTTTTTTCATGAACACCATAAAAGTGATCTTCCCCACTAACTGTCTGCAGGCCTATTCGATCTTCATAATCTGGAAGTAGTTCAAACTCTAAAAGAATTCTATCAATGTCAATCATCTAATCTTATACCAGTCTCTCAGTTCACCTTCTTCTTTATGCATATACTTACTTATAGAGGCCAACACAACTTTATCTTCATCATGATCTATAACAACCCAATCACTTGAGCCGGAGGGAGATTTCACAATATCCCCTCTTTTTAAAACTGTGTGGCCAACCTTGTTTTGAAGTATCATAGACTCCTCCTTTGGTTGGTGAGTATATTTATGTTAAAAAAAAAATTAAAAAAGTTTGTTTTAGATGAAAAAAGTTGTTGACTTCTCGGTCGAATGGAGTGATAATATATGTATAGAATGAAAGAGGAGAAAGAAATGGGAAAAGTTAAAGCGTGGGCAATGGATTGTGAAGACATGTTTTGGGAAGGAGCTCAGGACGTTGTTATTGAGTGTGAGAACTTTCAGCAGTTTGTTGAAGTTATGCAACCTCAGTTAGATCTGGTTGTTCATTTAGATAAGCAAGAGATCGATTTTGGTCTTAGCAATATCTGGTCAGAGTTTGTGGAGAGTACTATATAATGTTTATGTTGTTGAAAATCACCCTCGCTACCATGGGTATATTTATGGTAGCATCACTTCCAATTATGCTAATCTGGTAGGAGAGAAAAATGGCACATGAAGTTGAAACAATGGCTTATGCAGGATCTGTTCCGTGGCATGGGCTTGGCGTACCGGTCTCAAATGATTTGACACCTGTACAGATGATGGACAAAGCTGGTCTGAACTGGAATGTCCGTGAACTTGAATCATATATTGAGTTTGATGGTAAGCGTATGGCTACCGGTCAAAAGTCTTTGGTTCGTGAAACTGATGGAAAGATTCTTACTAATGTTGGTGAGAATTGGAATCCTTGTCAGAATGAGACTGCCTTTGAGTTCTTCTCAGAATATGTAATGGCTGGCGATATGGAAATGCATACCGCTGGATCACTGAAAGGTGGTCAGATGGTTTGGGCTCTTGCAAAAGTAAAAGAGTCATTCGAACTGTTTGGTGGAGATCAGATTGATTCTTATCTTTTGTTCTCTAACCCACATCAGTATGGCAAGTCCATTGATGTTCGGTTTACACCCATTCGTGTGGTGTGTAACAATACCTTGAGCTACTCACTTAGCAGCAATAAAGATAACTCTGTGAAAGTAGGCCACCGCGCTGACTTCAATGCAGAGTCTGTTAAGGAGTCACTTGGTATTGCTAAGTCAAAACTCAACACATATAAAGATATGGCTGAGTTTCTTGGCAAGAAGCGTTTCACTACTGATTCGCTTATTGAGTACTACAACACAGTCTTTCCTCGTCACGCTGATAAGCGAGTGCAAGGTAAGGCTTTGTCAGTAGATACTTTGTCTCGTAATGCTAAGTTGGCTTACGATGCTCTTGAGCAGCAGCCTGGATCTAAGTATGCAGAAGGATCTTGGTGGCAGGCATTTAATTCTGTAACATTCATTACTGACCACGTTCAGGGTCGTAGTGCTGATAATCGTCTGTACTCTTCTTGGTATGGATCTAACCAGGTTCGCAAGACTAAAGCTCTTGGAACTGCAATTGAATATGCGGAGGCTGCATAATGACTAAGACGAATCAAATCTTTGAGATCCTCAAGATCTCATCTCCAACTAACAAAGAACTTGCCAAAGCTATTTTTGGCAAGGACACCCCACAAACTCGCGGAAACATCCGTAGGCGGATTTCAAATATTCGTTGGGATAAGAATGTAAACATTACTGCTAATAGTAATGGTCATTATAATATGGCTTACATCTACACTGAAGATGATCAACGATTCCAAAACCGTTTGGTCTTAGGTAAAGTTGGACGTCCAAGAAAGGTTGCATAATGACTGAAGGTCCTCTGAAGTCCGCTTTGGACAGTCTTGATTCCCAGGGAGTTTTTTCACACTCCCTGGTGACTTATCGTTACAAAAGTGGTATACTTATCAAAGAAACGATAACTCGAAAGTACACTGAGGATGGTGACTATCAAGATTCGTTTTGTAGTGAACCGTTTGGAAAGGGAAGTGCAGTATGAGAAAGCATTCGCTGGCAATGACAGCAGCTTGGGCTAAGGATTGGGGTATTCGTGGTTACGAACATCTTGATCCTCAGCAACAGGAACAACGCAGACAATCTTCTAACAAGAAGATGCGTGAACGAGATCGTAGAGATAATCAGAGGAGATATAAAGATGAGCAATCAACGAGGAGGTAAGTGGAAAAAAGCCTCACTGGATAGTGGTCTTAGTCAAATGAAACTGAGAAACTTCTTTCGAGATTGTAAAGAGTTGCTTGAAGAGAATGGTGAAGAAGATGCGGCCTTTTACTTCGAGCAAGTTATGGATGAGATTAACGAAGGTCGATCTCTTCCAGGAGATAAACGAAACGTGTCTAAGGTATTAGGTTTGTGATGAACACATCTAACTTGTGGAAGAAAGTAAAAAAAATGGATTTAGGGAACCCCGTAATCACAGCTCTTGTAGGATTAGTTATTTTCTACATTGGTCTTAAAACATTCTCAGGCGGAATGAAATCTATGGGTAACATGGAACATCTTTCCTGGTTCACTGGTAACATATTCTATATGTTTATTGGTGGTATTGTGATGACATTGTTATGGCAGTCATCATCACTTTCTACTACAGCCATTATTGCTTTGGTTGCTAGTGGAGCAATTCCTCTACCGGCTGCAATCGCATGTGTACTGGGAGCCAACATTGGAACAACTGGTACTATCTGGCTTGCTGGTCTACTAGTTTCGGATGGCATACCGAAAGGAGACACGCTACGAATAGCTATAGCCCATACAGGTGTCAATCTGTTTATGGCTGCAACACTTCTACCATTTGTGCATCGAATAGCACAATTCCTAGGTCGATTCTAAGAATTGTTTTTTAAGAAAAGCGGGCTTTGGTCCGCTTTTTTAATCTCCTAAAACTTATAAATAGATCTAAGCATTCTAATGAGGTATTCAGATGTTAAGATTTAAAAGTTTTTTATTGGAGAGGGACGTGGCTGTAATCGATTGGAAGCAATTGCAACATAACGATCTTAGAAAAGACCCCAGCCGAAGTGGTATGTTTTTGGCCAAAATTAAAAATGATGAAGAATTCTTAACTGTAAAAGGTCTTGTAAAAATAGATAAAAGCGAGTATGATGAATTCTCAATAGGTATGTCCAAATCAGGATTCAGCAAACTTAAAGTAAAAACCACCAAAGGAAATTTGAGTTATCCAAAAGACTTTTACAAAACAGGTGAATTTGGTGGAAAGGGAAAGGGATCTGGAGTTGCCGCTGAGAACGCTGCTCTTACTATTGCACAATCAAATTTAATGAAAGCCCTTGAACAAGAAAAAGATCCTTATCTTACGTTAAGAATAGGTAAGCGAACTGTACAGTGCGCTTCAATTATTTCTACTCCAAACCCAGGAGGAAGAGATCCTAAATCTGATTTTGCTATAGTTGATGTAAAAGGTAATATGGTAGCTCATATATCTCATAAAGCTGGAAGAGATGCTAAAGGATTCCAGCAATATGGTGGTGTTACTGATTTACCAAACGAACCTGAAATTGAACAGTTTGTAAATACTATTTTGAAAGAGAGGCCAGAAGGCTTAAAACCTGGTGATACATTCTATAGAAAACTAAAATCAGATCGTATTGCTAACAAATCAGTATATGGTGTGGATTTTGGTAACAGAACAGTTGGAGTCAATAACGTTGACGAGTTTCATCAAGGCACAATGAATTTTGTAAAACGTGGTAGAGGACATATTATTACATCTCTCCATAAAGGAGTTGTGGGAACTGTTACGCGAGGTGATGGTTATGAACCAATATTAGTAGCTCGATATAATAGAAGAATGGGAAGATATGGTACACTAATATTACCCAACTCTCGTATAGGTATATTCCCCATGGCAAAGCTATCAAGTAGATCTACAGAAATATAACACAATGAACTTTAAAGATTACATTACTGAACAAAAAAATACACATATGACCCACATTGAAGATAAGGTCATCTATGGTGGAGTAAAAGGTACACGCGAAGCTATCTTGGCCTTGCGTTCGTTAAGAGATACATTAGGAGGTGTTCATGATGGAAATGTTAGTGTTAAATGGGATGGTGCTCCTGCTATCTTTGCTGGGACTGATCCTCGTGATGGCAGATTCTTCGTGGCGAAAAAAGGGATCTTTAACAAGTCTCCCAAAGTATACAAGAGTGATGCTGACGTTGACGCTGATACTAGTGGTGATCTTAATGCAAAGCTCAAACAGGCTTTACAATATCTACCTAATCTGGGGATAAAAGGAATTATTCAAGGGGACTTCTTATTTGGACCAGGTGATGTTAAAACTCAACGGATCAAAGGTAAGACATATGTCACGTTCCATCCTAATACGATTGTTTATGCAGTTCCGTCTGGCACGGACATGGCCAAGCAAATTAAGGCAGCAAAGATTGGAATTGTATGGCATTCGACATACACAGGAAGATCATTCGAAACGCTCAGAGTAAGTTATGGAGTAGATGTTTCAAAGTTTAGATCATCTCGTGATGTTTGGTCCCAAGATGCTATGCTAAGAGATATGACTAAGTTTACAATGTCCAAAGAAGATACAAATGAAGTCAACGAATATCTAAAGACCGCTGGATTTATTTTCAATAAGATTGCTGGATCAACACTTAGACAACTTGAAGCAAATCAGACTCTTGCCCAACACATTGAGACACACGCTAATAGTTATGTAAGAGCTGGCGCACTTCCACCTGACCCAGCTAGAAGAGTTGATGCACTTATTAAGTTTATTAACACCAAATACAAAAAAGAGATTGATACTAGAAAGACCACTGCTGGAAAGGCTACACAACAAAAGAAACTAGATGATCTTTTGTCTTTCTTTTCTACTCAAAATAAACGGTCTCTTGTGCAAATGTTTGAACTTCAGAGAGTGATTGTATTAGCCAAGCTAAAACTTATAAATACTTTAAATAAGCTAAACAACCTGGATACTTTTCTAAAAACTACTAAAGGTTATAGAGTAACAGGTGAAGAAGGTTATGTAGCGATTGACCAGCTTGGTGGTGATGCGGTTAAAATTGTTGACAGAATGGAATTTTCATTTGCCAACTTTAGCCCGACTGTATTAAAGGGATGGGATAAACCAGGGAGAAGTTAGATGGCATTACTGTCATTCAAAGATATGATAGCCGTTGAATACCGGCCAGGTGAAGACGAACTAACCAATTACAGAGCCAAGCGCCGTAAAAATGGTGCTATGCACGAAGCTGATGAAGCAGACGTAGACGAGGCTCTTACTCTCCAACAAAGAATGAAACGCTCACGTATGATGAAGCGAATGAAGTCTCGTATCAAGCTAGGACGAGATCGCGCTCGACGTAAAATGGCCGATAAAGGTAAATTACAAAGACGTGCAATGAGACAAGCTCGTGATCAAGTTGTACGCAAGATTACAAAAGATATTCCTAAGTCAGAATTGTCTTTTGCACGCAAGCAAGAGATTGAAAAGAGAATGGACAAGCCACAGTTTAAGGCACGCATCCAACGTATGGCTCGTAAGATGTTTCCTAAGATTCGTCAGGCAGAAGTGAAAAGGAAAAAAGGTTGATTAATTCTTTTAAGAGTTATCTGGTTGAAGAGGAAAAGACTCTATACTTTGTTTGGGGTCGTATGAATCCTCCTACAGCTGGCCACGAAAAGTTATTAGACTTTTTGAAAACCAAAGCTGGTAACAACCCGTATAGAATTTATTTGACTCAGAGTGAGGATCAAACAAAGAATCCAATTCCGTTTGTGCAAAAGGTGAAGTTTGCGCGTAAAGGATTTCCTCAGTATGCCCGTCAGATTATGATGGATAGAAAACTCAAAACTATATTTGATGCTGTCACTTCTTTTTACAATGAAGGATTCAAAAGAATTGTAGTAGTAGCAGGTGGGGATAGAATTAGAGAATACGAGATTACTTTGAACAAATATAATGGCGTCAAGGGTCGTCATGGATTTTATAACTTTGAGAAGATCCAAGTGCTTAATGCAGGAAACCGTGATCCGGATTCTGAAGGTGTTGCGGGTGTATCTGGTACAAAGTTGAGAGGGTTCGTTAAAGATGGAGACTTCACTAGCTTTGCACAGAACATGCCTAAGAAACTTTCAAATGCAGATGCAAAGCAAGTATTCAATGCAGTCCGTAAAGGAATGGGATTAAAAGAACAAAAAGAATTTAAGAACCATGTACAGCTAGATTCTGTATCTTCTATGAGAGAAGCATATGTGTCTGGTAATCTTCTAAATGAAGGTGATATGGTTATTGTAAAAGATACTGATGAAGTAGCTACAGTTAGAATGCTCGGTGCAAATTATGTAATCGTAGAGGATTCGATGGGTAAGAAGTTTAGAAAGTGGATTGATGCTGTTGAACTTGTTGAGGTAAGACAAGATTCAGACATTGCAGATCGTAAAGGGACACAGCCTGCTAAGTACCACGCTGGTCTTTCTAAGTCAACTAAAGCTGCCCGCGATAGACAGTTTAAGAAACAAACAAAGATGGCTGATAACAATCCAGCAGCATATAAGCCAGCTCCTGGTGACAAAGACGCTAAGACAAAACCAAGTAAGTTTACTGTTGCTGTCAAAAAGATGTTTGGAGAAAGTTATACAGCATGGACTAATAGCGAACCAGTTGAGTATGCAAAACATTTAGAAAAGACTTTTGGTAAACCAGATGAGATGACAGACAGTCAACTTTGTTGGTTCTCCAAAGACGGATTCAAAAGAATTGTTATTAAAGACGAATATATTTTACATGGATCTCCTGCTCCTCATTATGATTTCATCTATTGCTATATTGATTTGAGTGTTCCAGAAAAGTATGCTACAGCTCTTGCTGAATCAAGTGGAAGCATTATGATTGACTTCTTAAAGAATGAAGTGGGTGCAAGATGTGGATCGATTACAGCCAATGCTACTACACTTAATTATGTGTTAGATGTTGTAGCTGAAAGAGTCAAACCAAGTAAAGAAGAATACGAAAAAAGAATTCTTGGTATGAGAAAAATGTTTGAGAATGGTGAGACATATACTACAGACTGGTGGCCTGATGAATCCAAAGATGCTGATCCTAAGAATAAATACTATGCAGAGGGTCATTCAGCAGTATGTGGATGTGTAATAAATGAAGGACATGCAACATCAAGAGCACAACAAGCAGCCATTGCTATTTCTAAGAAAGAAAGAGAAGGTGAGCGCATGAAAGAATATAAGATGTCCATGAAGCCAACAAAGCCTCTTAGATTTAAAAAAATGTTTGAGAAAGATGCACAAGATGCTGCTAAGAAAAGAATTGATAGAGAAAAAGAACGAGTTGCTGTAAGACACGATCGTATGATGGATCGTGCACGTACAAGAGATACAATTGCAAAGAACAGAGAGACAAATCCAAATGATAAAGTTCGCTGAGTATATCAAAGAGGACGCTGGCAAGTCATTTGCTGATAAAGCTAAGAAGTCTGGTATCTCTGTTGGTACATTGAGAAAAGTTTATAACAGAGGAGTCGCAGCTTGGAAAACAGGTCACCGCCCAGGTACAACTCCATCACAATGGGGGCACGCAAGAGTGAATGCTTTCATTGTTAAAAAGAAAAGAGGCGGCCTCAACCATGATAAGGATTTAGCATAATGCCACTAAAAGTATCAGATGGAATCGGAGCTTACATTGACGACTTCAAAAAGTCTGATGCTCCTCAGTTCAAAGGTAAATCAGAAAAAGAACGTCGCGACATGGGTATTGCAGCATATCTGTCTGCAAAGAATGGGCCTAAAAACGAATCAGTAAAAACTGCAGATAGAAAACCAGAGATGTATACCAAGCCAGATGGCAAACGTGGTGTACGGATGGTTCCTGTTGATAAAGAAGTTGTCAGCAAAGAAGATTCTGATGCAGTAAAAGCATTCCTTGCAAAGGGTGGTAAGATTACAAAACTTCCACCAGGCAAGGCTCAAGGCTATCATGGTAAAGATGACCCAGGTAAAGATGTAGCTGGTGTAATGGATAAACCTGATACTGACAAATTCAGGACTCGTAAAAAAGTAAAGTCCATGGAATCTACAAATGAAGAAGATGGCCACTTCATGTATAAGGATGGCAAGAAAGTTATGGTTAAAACAAAAGCTGACCATGACAAATATGCTAAGATGGGATATACAATGTCAGAGGCTCATCTTACTGGTCCATTGAATAAAGATGATAAACCATTTGTTGCTAATCTGGTTAAAAAACTTCGCAAAGGTTCTAAGACTCATGCCAAGCAAGCCGACGATCTTGAAAAGGCAATGACTACTGAAGTGTCTGCTGATAAACTTTCAAGTTATATGAGTAAAGCATCTGATGCAAGTAAGCATAGAGGTATGCCTACTCGTAAAGTTGATAACAGATACGGTGGTGTCGCAATGGCACAAGACAAAATGGCTAAGGCTGGAATGATGGGTACAACTGCTCAAAAAGTTTCGCGAGCAAAAGTTCCAGCAGGTAGGAATGTAAAAGAAGACACAAATTTTGAAGTCAATATTGAAGGCCTTCCTATGATGTTTATGTCCGGTATGAGTCCAGGCGAAATCAAAGCCAAGCTCAGAGGGATTGTAAAACAACCTTCGATGATTAATGGTGTCAAGAGAGTTACAGATGCTACTGTTAGAAAATCGTTTCGCTTGAAAGCTCAAGGTAAAGACGAACAAGAAGATGATTAAATTTAAAACTTTCATCTCTGAGGACATGTCTGGCATGTCAGTATCGTCTGGTCATAAAAGATCAGTTGCTCAGGGTGCAGGTATGACTAAAAAAGGGGTTGCAGCTTATAGAAGGCGCAACCCCGGCAGCAAATTGAAGACTGCTGTTACTACTGCTCCAAGTAAGCTAAAGCCTGGAAGTAAAGCTGCTAACAGAAGAAAAGCCTTTTGTTCTCGTTCAAGAAGTTGGACAAGCGAAAGAGGTAAAGCAGCTCGCAGAAGATGGAATTGTTAGCAAACTAACTTACTATACTACAAGATTCTTATAAATAGTTACACAAGTGTAACTATCTGGTATATTATTCTCTGTCATTAGATTCTGAGTTGACTTCATTTTAAAGGAGTAAATTATGGATCCAGTTTCAGCTTTAGCTACCGCATCGGCTGCATTTGGCGTACTGAAAAAAGGTTTTCAGGTGGGGAGAGACATAGAGTCCATGGCCGGAGATTTAGGTCGGTGGATGAGTGCTATGTCCGACTTATCAGAAGCAGAACGTCAAGCTAAAAATCCTCCTATATTTAAAAAACTAGCTTTCAAAGGTTCAGTAGAAGAAGAAGCCATACAGGCATTTGCTGCTAAAAAGAAAGCAGAAGATATGCGTTATGAGCTTAAACAATTTATCAGTCTATCCTTGGGATCGAGTAAGTGGGAGGAGCTCGTGCGCATGGAAGGACAAATAAGAAAAGAAAGACAAGAAACTATATACAAGCAAGCTCAACGCAGACAAAAATTTGTAGAATGGGTAGGCATCATTATTCTTACATCTTTAATGGGAGGGGGATTCGTGGGATTAGTTTGGCTTTTATATAACGCTCATCACGGAATATGAAACGATACGTTTGGATAGATAACAGTTTATTAGTTTTATTTTTTATATTGTTCTTATCATTCATAGCGTTTGTTCCTCGAGCTCAGGCAGTAGATTGGACACACGAACAAAAATTAAGATTAGGTCTTATTGATAAAAAGACGATGGTGACGTGTAGACTAGCAAAGAGGAAAGTTATTAAAGAACAAAAGATATGTATCTATCTTGGAGCAAATAACACGACAGATACTATCTTCATAGATAAGTGGGAGTACTGTCCTAGACAAATACAGTGTGTGTATGAACCTGAAAAGGATACACCTAATATTTTAGAAATGATGGAAAGTTTAGAAGAGAGCTTAAAGTAAATGATTGAAGTTACAGATAATGCAAAGCAATATTTGGATAGTGTCAGAAACGATGATTATGTGACCTTGGGAGTAAAAGGTGGAGGATGTTCTGGATTTCAATATGTTTGGGATTTCAAAAAGAACTGGCCAGATGTAAATTGGAGTGAGCCTTATAAAAATGTACTTGTATTAGATCCTATGGCTGAAATGTTTGTTGCAGGATGTACAATAGACTATGTAAATGAACTTGGTGGATCTTATTTAAAAGTAGTGAACCCAAATGCTACTGCATCATGCGGATGCGGTGAAAGTTTTGCGGTATAGGAGAATGTTATGCCCCCTAGAAATCATATGAATTGGATAAAACAACCTAATATAGAATACATCTCAAGTGAGTGTTACAATAACGCAGAAATATTTGAACAGGAACAAAAAGAAATATTCAGTAAAGTCTGGATACCCGTATGTCATATCAGCGAGATGTACGAAAAAGGAAACTACAGAACAACACAAATAGCAGGACAAAATGTTATTGCATACAATACAGGTGAACTTGGTGCAAGAGCATTTATCGATAATGGGCCCCAGATGCCTTCTGGCAAATTGTGGAACGATTCAACCTTTGGTAAAGAACTACACTGTGAAGTAAAACATGGAGGAATGGTATGGGTCACGCTAGATTCTAATCCATCGCAGTCAGTTGAAGAATGGACTGCTGGTGCGTTTGAATGTATCGCTGATGCAATTGATACCGAAGAAATGGAAGTCTTCCATTACCACAAAGCTATCATTGATACAAATTACAAATTGTGGCATGATACAAACAGTGAATTCTATCATGACTTTATGCATTACTTCAACAGAGTATCAGGATTCAATGATGAATATTTTGCTCGTAAGAACATTCCGTTTGACAATGGTCATGTTAATGTTAGTAGCTTTACTGTTAACTATGAAGAGTATGAAGGCTTTGACGATAGAGGTGAATTATCCTTTCCTAACTTGCCACCCAATCAATGGTACATGGTTGACTTGTTCCCAGGGTTCAATTTTAACTTACGTGGGAGCGCATATCGTAGCGACTCAGTAACTCCTCTTGGTCCAAACAAAGTGCTTATTGAGTTCCGCGGATATGGACTTCGTAAAGATACAAAAGAAGAAAGACTGACTCGGATTAAGCATCATAACTCAATCTGGGGTCCTTTTGGACGTAACTTACATGAAGATCTAATAGGTGTTGCAGGTCAAGGTACAACAATGCGTGAAGGAACAGAAGCAAGAAATATTTTGCATGGCCGGCATGAAAACGGAACCATTCATGATGAAGTGGGTATGAGGCATTACTATAGTGCGTGGGGTGATATGTTAGGAGTGAATCCAGCAAGGCCGCTTGCTGCATAGGATGTTGTTTTATGGTCCATGTATTTTTATTGATGCTGTACCTTGGCACAGGTGATGATAGGCGACTAATGTCAGCTGATATGTATTTCAGAGATATTAATGAATGTAATTACTTTGCTCAGCGGTTAGCTAAAAGATATGGTAATTATCAATACATTGATTATATGGATGCAAGAGACAGAGCAACAGTGTATTGTTTGCCTAAGTATGTAGAAGAAGGCGCTGGTGTAAAAATATACGACTAGACTTCCGTATTGTTATAAATACTGGTAATATTATTTTCTATGGGGAAACTGATGGCCGAAAATACTAATACGAGACTAGATCGTATTGAGGACAAACTTGATAAATTGGCCGATGCTATGGTAGCCATGGCTCGTGCTGAAGAAAAGATTAATGCGTTGCAAGATGATCATAATAAAATGTATGAGAGGATGAATAGATTCTCTCAGAAACTAGACGATATAGAAACTAAAGTCAATGAGAACCATAGAACAGTGAAATTCATGAACAAATTGTTCTGGGTAGTTGTAGTAGCAGCTGCCGGTGCTATTACAACAAACATGTGGATGTAGAGGGTAACATGCAAGAAAAAATGTCATCTAAAGAAAAAATGAAAAAGGGGTTATACAACTCCAAGATGGATCCGGTCGGTCAAGCTGATAAAGATATTGACAACGACGGTGATGTCGATAAGTCTGATAAGTATTTGCACAATCGTCGCAAGGCTATCTCTAAGAATATCAAAAAGAACAAAGGTGAGACGGCAATTATGAATCCCAAAATGAATACTGCTAAGGGAAGCAAAGATGGTGAAATGGAAGCTAAAGAATCAAAAGATTTGGATACTGCCAATGCCACAAAAGCAATCAAACATGATTGTGCATCTCATGTAGAGCATGCAGAGTGGGGAGCTGGTCAATGTATTTCCGGCCAACACACAATTGTAGAAACATCAGATGGTGAAGGTTATGTTACTCACTACGATGTTATGTTTGAACATGGCATTGAGAAAGATGTTCCTGTTGCAGAAATGAAAGTTATTAAGTCTTCGAGTCATGGCCACATGAGAAAGAAAAAACCAGCTGAGCAAAAGGAATCACGTATTCGTCAAGCTCTTAAAGCTGTTCTTGAAGCTGAAAACCATAGTCCAAATAAAGATAAGTCTGAGAAGCCAGAAGATGCTCTCAAAGGTGGTGGTGCAAAACAAATGGCTGCTGATATGAAAGGTCCTACAGTGGACATTGAAACACAGAGTCATGATGATGCGGCTAAAGCTGGACGTGCAGGTCCTGGTAGAAAGATGCGGTCTAATGATAACAAAGCTGGAGACAGTAAAGTTATCAATCAGCCAGTTGATGCTACTAAGAGTGCCAAAGGTGATGCAATGGTAAAGTCAGAAAGTTATGACAACCTCTCACCATTGAAGTCAGCTTACGAGTCAATGCAGCCCCATGTAATTACACTTGAAGATCTTGATGAATCTATGTTGGGTCATAGTGATGCAGAAAAACTGAATGGCGGTAAATCAAAAGATTCTAACTTTAAGTCAGCAGCTTCACATATTGATTATCATCACAGACGTTCCGATGGACATCAAAAATCAGGCGGTGACCAAGATCGGCATAGATATCAAGTTGCTAAGAAACTTGGTTATGACGTGTAAATAGCTACTAAATAGCTATATGATGAAAATTGAACTGACTGAAGAAAATCTTTTTCTGTATGCTGCAAAGCATTATTATAACCCACAGTTCTCTGATATTGAAGAATTTCATGAGGATTTGAAACGGTTTAAATATATTAAGAGATTAGTTAATCGTTATCTTGAGAATGATGACCTGGCTGAGAGACTTATTCTCAATCATGTAATTATTATATTCAACGTCTTTGGTATTGAAGCCGCTTTAAACATACTGGAGTTGAAATTAGATAAAAAACATTGGCCGGTAGTGAAACCATTCTTAGTGTTCTTGAAATATATTACTAATGAACAATACACAGGTATTTCAATGGACAATAAAGTGGTAGAAATGTTGAGGAAGATTTAATGGGTTTAGTAAAACAAGCAGCGGACCTTACATATACATTTCGATTCATTCGTATGCTTGTTATGGATTGGAAAAACTGGGATGCGTATAAGTTAGGTATCATTGATGAAAATGGCAAACGTAATCGTAATGTCAAAATTGACTCTGATGAAAAAAAGTCTGCTTATACTCCTTTCATTCGCTTGTGCGCTAACATTAAGAGGCTCACAGGTAAAGTCCCAGGAGGAAGCTCCAAACTTGGATCTTTTGCGTCCGCGCTCTTTCTCATCAAAGAAAAACATAACGTATCACACAACAATTTAGAAAAAATAATTAAAGAATGTGGTTTTGATACTTACGACTTTCTATCTGAAGAAAGTCAATGGTTTGTTTTACAAGACAAACAATTATCTCCTGGAATCTACAGAGTTGCCGATCATAAGCTGTTAAACCATTCATGTGAAGAAATGGTTTGGGCTAAGGATCAAGTTCGTGTGAACGAAGACGCGTATCCTATTGGAGATGTTTTTGGTATTGACATTTATGAAGCTACTCATGTAAAAACTAATCAATTAGTTTACATATCAATTAACGAGATTTACAAATGAAGACTTCAGACCTTATCAAAAAGAGTCAAGCCAAACGTGGTGCACCTGGTACTTTGAAAAGAAAAGTAAAAGGTAAGATGACGGTTGCAAAAGCTCAAGCTCTAAAAAGCAAACCGGGAGCAACGACATTGGATAAGAAACAAGCAAACTTCTTTATTAACATGGCTCGTGCTCGGCGAGAGCAACAGGAAAGTCTTTGGGCTAACATTCATGCAAAGAGACGTCGTGGTGAGAAGATGAGAAAGAAAGGTGCGAAAGGTGCACCTACTCCTGATCAGATTAAACGTGCGCAAGCGGCAAGTGAAGAGATGACTACAACAGCATCAATTCCAAACCCAGCTACTACAGCTATGGGTCCAAGACTAAAGACAACCTATATGCATGACCGCAGAAGAAAGAAAAGCACTCTTCCTGTTTTGTTAAAACGATTCAGAAAATATATGGACGATAATGGTTAAGTTATATGCACTTATCATAGTAGTAGCAATATTGGGTGGTGTTGGATATGCTGCAAAATATTACTATGACACTACTCAAGCCACTATTGCAACACTAAGAGAAAATAATTCTAAGTTGGAAGTTGCTGTTGATACAGCTGAGGCTAGTGTAGAAACACTACAAGGTGACATGGCCAAACTAGCATCCTTGAACAAAGGTTTGCAAGAAGATTTACAAAAAGCAGAAGCATATGGTGATGAGCTTAGAGGAAAGCTAAGCCGTATGAATCTTACTGTTGAAGCATTAAGAGATTCAAAATCATTAGAAGGAAAAATGAATGGTGCGACAGCTAAGCTCTGGCGTGGCTTCATGGACGATACCGGTAATACTAATGACTACCCTTTTCCTGACTGGTTGCAGCAGGTTCCAACCGGAACCGGAGATCAAAGTGGTGACCAAGATGGAGAGAGTACAGATACCGGTAGTAGCAAGACCGAAGCCGCTACAGTTAACTGACACACAAGTACGTGTTGTTACAAAAGATAATTTAGATGCGTTCCTTCAAGAGTTTGAGGAGCAGTATGGAGAGGTTGCATTTGTTGTTCTTAGTATGAGGGACTATGAGAACCTAGCTCTGAATATTGCTGACATCAGAAGATTTATGAATCAACAAACAGAGATTATAATTTATTACGAAAAAGCAGTAACAGAGGAGCCTACTGATGAGTAATTTTATTTTAGAACAACTTATGACATGGTGGCAGTTTACAGTAGTTGGTATCTTAATTATCATTGGGTGGATAATCAATAGATTTGATAAAAAGGATACAGGACCAAGAGTAGGATTCTCATATGTAGAAATGCCTCAGCTGAAACCTCTTCCAATTAAAACTAAGGACAAAGGCTTCTGGGGAGCAATCTGGATGTGGATCACTGGCACTAGACATTGGATGGTTGCACAGGATTGGGCATATACGGTTGACGGCGAAGATTATGTTATTCCAGCAGGCTTCAAGTTTGATGGAGCATCTATACCAAAGTTTCTTCACACCTGGTTATCACCCGTTGGTGTGTTGTTAATGGGTGGTCTAGTACACGATTATGCATACAAGTATGAGACACTTTTGAAAGTTAACAAAAAAGAAACTATGGGAGCCATTAATCAAAAGAAAGCCGATCAAATCTTTCGTGATATTAATATAGATAATAATGGATTTTATTTCCTCAACTACTTGGCTTACTGGGCTTTGAGAGTTGGAGGATTCATGGCCTGGAATGGCCACAGAAAAGTAAATGCTAAAATAGATTTTTAGTGTAGACTTTATGAATAATAGGTGCTATAATAATAGCTATTTGAATGAAAGGGTTAGTGATGAAAGATCAACTAGTTAAAGCAGCCCGCATGCATGCGGAAGGTGAGCTCGAGAGAGCTAAAACAAATGTTATGGTTTACATGAACCAAAGCGTAGGTATTGGTGAGCATAGTGATATTGTTGAAGCTATTCAAGAAGAGCTTGACAAGATGGCATCAGCTGAAGATCGTATTGAAATGCTCGACAAATATTTCTCTTGATCTACGGTAATTTGCAGTTTACAAAATCTGCAGATTGATATATAATACTATAACTAATCAAAAAAGAGTGGAGAAGTAGGATGGCAACAGCAAATGTTGACACTAGGAAGTTTTTGTCCGAAACCAAGTTCTACGAAAGTTATTCCAGATATGTGGAAGACGAAGGTAAATATGAGACTTGGGACGAGGCTGTCGATCGTGTAATTGAAATGCACGAAGAAAATTATAAAGAAAAGAATAATCAGTTACAACCATATTTCGAAGAAGCGAGACAGTCATATAAGGAACAAAGAGTTCTGGGCGCGCAACGTGCTTTGCAGTTCGGCGGTGATCAATTAATGAAGCATCAGATGCGTATGTACAATTGTACATCCTCTTATGCAGATCGTCCTGGATTTTTTGGAGAGCTGTTCTATATTCTTCTCTGTGGTGCTGGTGCAGGTTTCTCTGTACAAAAACATCACGTAGCAAAACTACCAAAATTACAAGCCCGCACAAAGCAGGCTAAAGGATATATCGTAGAAGACTCTATTGAAGGATGGGCTTCAGCACTTGATGTGTTGATGGGTTCTTACTTTGAAGATGGAGGCAAGCATCCAGAGTTTGCTGGTCGTAGAGTTTTCTTTGACTTAACTAACATTCGTCCTAAAGGTGCAAAAATCTCTGGAGGTTTCAAAGCACCAGGACCAGAAGGTCTTCGTCGTTCCCTCGACAAGATCGAACACCTTCTTCAAGGTATTGTAATGGATTCGAAAGAACCAGTGGCTATTAGACCTATCAATGTTTATGATATTTCAATGCATGCCGCTGATGCTGTGTTGTCTGGCGGTGTCCGCCGCTCAGCAACAATTTGTCTTTTCTCACCAGATGATGAAGAAATGATGAACGCAAAGACAGGCAACTGGTTCGTAGACAATCCACAAAGAGCACGTTCTAACAACTCTGCAGTTATTGTCAGAGATGAGACAACACCAGAACAGTTTGGTAAGATTATGGAATCTGTCAAACAGTTTGGTGAGCCAGGATTTGTCTTCGTTGAATCAACCGAACATACAACCAACCCTTGTGTTGAGATTGGTATGTTCCCTCAGATTGATGGTCAGTCTGGTTGGCAAGGTTGTAATCTCACTGAGATCAATGGAGGCATGTGCAATACCGAGGAAGATTTCTATAAGGCATGCCGCGCAGCATCTATCCTCGGTACCCTACAAGCTGGGTACACTGACTTCAGGTTTTTAGCTGAAACTTCAAAGTCGATCTTTGATCGGGAGGCTTTGCTTGGAGTATCGATAACAGGGTGGATGAACAATCCAGGTATTCTCTTCAATGAGAAAGTTCTGGAAAAAGGAGCTAAGATTGTTCGAGACGTTAACAAAGAAGTTGCCGCCCTTGTTGGTATTAATCCTGCTGCTCGCACCACTTGTGTTAAGCCAAGCGGTAATGCATCAGTACTTTTACAAACCGCTAGCGGAATACATGCTGAACATTCAGACATGTACATCAGAAACGTGCAGATGAATAAAGAATCAGAAATCACACAAGCGATTATGAAATCGAATCCTTGGATGGTAGAAGAGTCTGTTTGGTCTGCAGGTGGCACAGATGTTGTTGTGTCATTCCCAATTGTTCCGAAAGAAGATTCTATCTATAAGGACGATCTTATTGGAGTCAAGCATCTTGAGCTAGTAAAGCAAGCTCAGAAACATTGGGTTGATGCAGGAACTAATGTAGAACTGTGTGCAGATGAAGGAGTAAGACATAATGTATCGAATACCATTATTGTTGATGATTGGGACGAAGTCGAAAAGTATGTCTTCGAGAACAGACACTCATTTGCCGGTATTTCTTTCCTTCCTATGACAGGAGACAAAGACTATAACCAGGCACCTAATACTCAAGTGATCACAGCTCAGACTATGGTAAAGAAGTATGATACAGCTGCTGTGTTTGCATCTGGTATGGTTGTAGACGCATTGAAATGTTTTAACAACTTATGGGATGCCTGTTCTACAGCTCAAGGATTTGGAGAAGACCTTTCACTGGAATCCTCCGACAATGCTCTCAAGCAGGATTGGGTTCGTAGGTTCAAAGCATTTGCAAACAATTATCTTGAAGGTGATATTAAGCAAGCTGAGTATTGCCTCAAAGATGCATATCTACTTCACAAGTGGAAAAAGATTCAAGCCAATCTAAAACAAGTTGATTGGAGTGAAGACCTCATGGAGAAGAAGTACACTAACATTGATACGATTGGTGCTGCTGCTTGTGCAGGTGGGGCTTGTGAAATCGATTTCTAGTCCTTGTGTTAACATTTGCACATTGATAGATAGCTACTGTATTGGTTGCGGTAGGTCAACGGATGAGATCCGAGAATGGCTTACCGCAACCGAAACAAGAAAACAAGAAATCCTAGAAAGGATCAAACTTGGATCAATACAAAATAGAATGTGAAGAGTGTGAAAGCGTATCTCATATCTTTGCATACGATATACCAGAATTTTGTCCAATGTGTGGACGAAGAGCAGAAGCCGAACATCTTGAAGATATCCAAGATGAATTGAAAGCTGTTTTAGATTACTAATATATACCTGTATGTGGTATTACAAAAATGAACTATTTGACACAACACCAGAAGACTTTCAAGGGTTTGTCTATCTCATCACCGAGTTGGACACCGACAAAAAGTATCTTGGAAAGAAGAACTTCTGGAAACCCAAAACCCTCCCCATCACGAAAACACGTAAGAGAAGAGTACGCACGCGTACAGAATCTGATTGGCGAACGTACTTCGGTTCATCAGCCGAGGTTCAGCGACTTGTTGAGTCAAAAGGTGAAAAGAACTACAAGAGAGAGATTTTGAAGTTATGTAAGACAAAAGGCGAAATGTCTTACTATGAAGCGAAACTTCAATTTGAGCACGATGTGCTACTTCGCAATGATTATTATAATGAGTTTATAGGATGTAAAATACATTCCAAACATTTAAAAACTACCTGAAAGGATAGGAAATGAATACGTTTCTCAAAGGACTGCTTGTCCTTGCGATGTCTATTGTAATGACATCATCAGCACATGCAGTAACAAAAGTAGGTTTTGTTTACGTTGGACCAATCGGTGATCATGGATGGACATATCGTCATGACATTGGCCGGCAACAAGTAGAAGAAGCATTTGGAGATCAAGTAAAAACTACTTACATCGAAAGTGTGCCATATGGACCCGATGCAACTCGTGTTCTCAGACAACTGGCACAAGACCATGATATCATCTTTGCAACATCTTTTGGATACATGGAAAACATGTTGCAAGTAGCAAAAGAATTTCCAAATGTAAAATTCGAACACGCTACTGGTTACAAACAAAGTGAGAACATGGCATCATATGGACTTCGTCTATATCAAGCTCGACATGTTCAAGGTATTATTGCTGGTATGATGACTAAGACGAACAAAATTTGTTATGTTGGAGCTTATCCAATTCCAGAAGTTATTCGAGAAATCAACACATATTATATGGGTGCAAAGAAAATGAATCCAGATGTTGATATCGATATTGTTTGGGTGAACACTTGGTATGATCCAAGTAAAGAAGCAGCTGCTGCTGAAGTTATGATGGCTGAAGGATGTGATATGGTTGCTCAGCACACTGACTCACCTGCTCCGCTACAAGCTGCACAGAAGCAAGGTAAACTTGGTTTTGGTCAGGCTAGTAATCAATATGCATTTGCACCAGAAGCTCAGCTGACAGCTACTATTGATAATTGGGGTCCATACTACATTAGTAAGGTACAAGCAGTAATCGATGGTACATGGGAAACTGGTAACTACTTTGGACATATGAATGAAGATGCAGTACAGATGGCTCCATTTACAAATATGCCAGATGATGTTGCAGCAGAAGCACAAAAAATTAAAGATGCTATTTCTGCTGGAGAGTATTTTGCATTCACAGGTCCTATCAAAGACAACCAAGGTAACTTGCAACTAGCTGATGGTGTTGTTGCTGACGACTTACATCTCAACAGTATGATGTACTATGTTGAAGGTATTGATGCCAAGGTACCAGGACAGTAAAAATGATTCCAGTAATTGATTTCAATAGCGAAACAGTACTGGACGAGATCCGCGAGGCCTACACTACTGTAGGCTTCGCAGTCTTTTCAAATGCACTAAACAATGCGGAACAAACTACAATGAATAAGTGGTTTGTTTTAATGAAAGAATTCTTTGAACTAGAATCAAAAGTTAAAGAAAAATATACTTATCATCCAGATACAAATTTAGGTTATACTGGTTGGTTGAAAGAGAATGTAAATCCAGAAGCTCCTGGTGATATGAAAGAGTCATTCAATTATAATAACACCCGTATGCCAGATTACCTTTGGCCCAAAGAAGTGGTAGGATTTAAGTCCATGGGTCTGGCAACAATCGAAATAGCTGATAACCTTACATTACGGGTTTTAGAGAAGTTTGATACCATTCTTGGATCAGGTACAACACTAGTTGATGCACACCAACGACCATTCAATACGACCAGAGTAATTCATTATCCTCCTTACACTGGTCCTATCAAAGATAATCAAAAAAGGATTGGAGAACATAGTGATTATGGAACTATCACTCTACTTTGGCAAATCAATGACGTACCAGGATTACAAGTACAAGACCTTGAAGGACAGTGGCATCCTGTACCTTATGCAGACAACGGTGTAGTTTGTAACATAGGTGACTTACTACAAAGATGGACAAACGATTATTTCAAAAGCACAAAGCATAGAGTTGTGAACAGTCATATCCACATGCCTCGTTATAGCATGCCACACTTCGTAGATCCTGCACCCGGTACTATGGTGTCTAATCTTACAAGTGAAATAGCTAAGTATGAACCAATTGAAAGCAAAGAATATCTTATGTGGAGACTTGCTCAGAGCTATTAAGTGTTGAGCTTTTTGTTATAATTGTGTATAATAGACCTAGTTAAAAAAATAGGTGATTACATGATTCTAGTAGATTTCAGTGGTGTGTGTATTGCATCAATCGTTATGCATAAAGATCTTGACGAAGATCTAGCCAGACATATGGTCTTGAACTCTTTGAGGCTATACAATACAAAATTCAAGAAGGACTATGGTGACATGGTACTTGCTTGTGATGGACCTGACAACTGGCGTAGAGGATACTTCCCTCAGTACAAAGCTGCTCGAAGGTCTTCGAGATCTCAATCATCAATTGATTGGGCTACTGTATTCAATACTCTCAATACAATCCGTGATGAGATTCAAGAAAACTTTCCATACAAATTAGTACAAGTAGATGGCTGTGAAGCTGATGATGTGATTGGCACATTGGTAGAACGATCTCAAGACTTTGGTAACTATGAACCAATCATGATTGTATCTGCTGATGGTGACTTCAAACAGTTACAGAAGTATGATAATGTAAAGCAGTTCTCTCCTTTACATAAAAAAGAAGTCGTAGAAGAGAACCCTCGCTTACACCTACAAGAAAAGATTCTTAAAGGTGATACAGGTGACGGAGTTCCTAATGTATTATCTGCAGATGATGTGTTTGTTGAAGGTACAAGACAGACACCTCTCCGCAAGAAAAGAATGGAAGAGATTCTCGATGATCTGGCCGAAGGCGAACTGTTGTATGCAGCTTCGTGGTATCGCAATTATCAAAGGAATGAAACTTTGATTGATTTGTCAAAAACTCCAGATCATCTAAAGAGAACGATTATAAATAATTTTGAGGGGCAAGATCCTTGGAGCAATAAAGGAAAGATATTTCCTTATCTTGTATCCAAGAGAATGAACCGCTTGATTGAAAGTGCGCAGGAGTTTATTTAATGAAGTATGTTTATGAAGTGTTGGACCAACTACCCAAACACAAGAAGAAGGCTGAAAAGATTCAGTTCTTAAAAAATAATGAAACGTGGGCTTTGAAGGACATTATTCGGGGGTCTATGGACACTACAGTGAAGTGGAACCTACCTCCAGGTCAGCCTCCATACACTCCGGCTCCAGTTCAGAGCCATCCATCCAATCTTCTTAAAGAGAATAGACAGTTTAAGTATTTCGTGAAAGGTGGTCCTGGCGATAAGTTGCCAGCATACAAACGCGAAAATATTTTCATCGGTTTGATAGAAGGGGTGCATCCTAATGATGCACAACTCGTTATTGCTATGATCAACAAAGAGAAACCCAAAGGTCTAACAAGAGCAATAGTACAGGAGGCATTCCCGGGTCTATTGGAAGACTGAGGGTTTGAACATTAACCCTGGAGAAAGTACACATGGTATTAGCTCAGCTAGAAAGACTAAAGAAAGACGCTAACGAATTAGAAATCTACGCCAGAAAACTCGAAAAGAAAGGGAATGTAGATCGAATGCGAAAAATTTTAAAAAAGCAAGATTTCTTGAAACGTCGAATTGCTGAGGTTTATTGTCAACACGCATAAAATAGGAGTGTACATATCCCTGTTAATGGTGTATAATAAGTATATCATTAACAGGGATTTCACATCATGAACATATTTATATTACATAATGATCCAGTGATAGCAGCACAGATGCAATGTGATGCTCATGTCGTAAAGATGACTCTCGAATCAATGCAGATGTTATCTACTTGCCACAGAATGCTTGATGGCAAGCTCACCACTCGTCCATCAGTATCTGGTAAACGTATGGTCAAGTATTATGACTTATACGAAGGATCAGATGACCTCGAAGCTGAATTGCTCTACATGCGAGCTGTTCACTTTGACCATCCATGCAATAAGTGGTTGAGAAGGTCAGAAGGTAACTATCGTTGGATGTGGGAACACACAAAGGCTCTTTGTAACGAATATACATATCGATATGGTAAGACACACAAGAATGAAATGCCTTTGTTGTGGGGATTGCAATCTGCACCTCGTAATATACCTAAAGGTGACATGACTCCTTTTGAATTAGCTTTCAAGGATTACCCAGAATGTCTTGCATTGAAAGAACCAGTCAAAGCATATAGAGCATTCTATCAAACTAAGCAACACCGTTTCAAGATGGTGTGGACTAAAAGAAAAACACCGAGGTGGTTTAAACATGCCGAATTACACACTGCGTAGAGTTTCAACAGGAGAGGAGTGGGATGTTAATTGTTCATTTCATGAACTAGCTCCTATGTTAGAAGATGATGATGTTATCAAAATTCTTTCCACACCAAAGATTGTAAGTGGTGTGGGTACTTTGCATGGCAAAGTTCCAGATGGATTCAAAGATAAATTAAATCAAATTAAAAAGACTTCTGGTAAAGGTAATACAATTAAGACATGAAGACTGCACCTGTAAGACAAGATGAACTCTTTGAGTATGAACCACTCACCGAAAATCAAAAGAAGGCTTTTGATGCGTGGGACGATGGAGATAATTTGGCTCTAGTAGGTTCAGCTGGTACTGGTAAAACATTTCTTGCTATGTTACTAGCTTTGGAATTAGTTACTGATAAGCAGCTGCCACAAGAAAAGATTACATTATTCAGATCCGTTGTTCCTACAAGAGAGATGGGATTCTTACCTGGTTCAGTTGAAGAGAAAAAGGCTGTATTTGAAACTCCTTACAAAAATATTATTGAAGAGATTGTTCCTGGAGACCAATCATATAAAAGGATGCTCCACACACATCAATTTGAATTTACTACAACATCATTCATTCGAGGTCTTACAATAGATGATGCTGTTATCATTGTTGATGAAATGCAAAACTTGAACTTTCATGAACTCGATTCAGTAATGACTAGAGTAGGCCACAATTGTAGAATTATCTTTTGTGGAGACTACCATCAGTCAGACTTCAAAGAAGGACACGAACGAGAAGGTGTAATGAAGTTTATGAGAGTAATAGAACAACTAAGGAACTTCAACGTAGTTCAGTTTGGCTGGGATGATATTGTAAGATCGGATTTTGTCAGAGACTATATAATGACAAAGGAAATGTTAGGTATCAGATAATGGAGTTTATACATGAAGAAATTGATATCGGATACAATGACCTGGTGGCTACAACTACCTCCTCAGGTCGAACTTATAATGATCCTGATGGTAATTCTTATCCCAGCATTACTACGGTTCTCAGTATTCTAAACGAAGAAGGTATTGCTGCTTGGAGAAAAAGAGTTGGTGACGAAGTAGCTAATAAAATTAGTACACAAGCCTCTGGCCGTGGTACACTTGTACACGAGATAGTAGAGAAGTATTTAAAAAATGAAAGCACTACTGACTTTTTACCTCATATACGCCAAAGCTTGGAAAACTTACGGCCTATCCTTGATTCTTCTATTGGCAGAATCTTTGGTCTTGAGACTCCTTTGTTTAGCCGCCATCTTGGCATGGCTGGCCGTGTCGACTGTGTAGCGGAGTTTGAAGGTGTTCCATCAATCATCGATTTCAAGACAAGCAGACGTCCAAAGACCAAGGACAAGATTCCTAACTACTTTGCACAGATGTCTGGATACGCTGTTATGTTTGAAGAGAGAACTGGCATGCCTATTGTCAATACTGTTATTATTATGGATGTTGACGGTAGTCAACCGCTCGTCTTCAAAGAGCACAGAGACAACTACATAGAGCTATTGCTAGAAACGAAAAAGGAATATGACCGACGGAAACTCTTCAGGTCCTAGTCACAAAGAGATGGCTAGAATATTTTGGATGGTGAAAGGATACTTTCCCAGCGATAAGATGATGAGAGAATCTTATGATGGTTATATTCGACGACTGTGGTGGAACGAAGAAGCATATCTCAGAGAAGATGGCTTCGAAGAAGCCTATCAAAAAAAGTTTAAATAAAATCGTTTTTCCTGTTGCCTTTTCATGAAAAGTAGAGGATAATATATCTATAGAATGAAAAGAGGAGCTAAAAAGATGATTAAAGTTTTCCAGATTACAGACCAAGAGGCTCTGTACCCAGCATGTTCATTTACTTACGGTATGCCTGTTGACAGTGCATTCAAGCCTGAGAAGCATATGGGTAAGTATGAGCATGTAGCTGACCTTGATGTTGATACTCTTAATGATGCCTTTAAGGTTGGTAACATTGGTCCTGAAGAGAAGATTACTCGCTACAGCGATCGTATTCATTCTCTTTCGATTGGTGATATTCTGGAAGTAGATGGTGAGAAGTTCATCGTCGGTAGAGCTGGATTTGATAAGCTGGAGGTTGCATAATGGATTATATCGAACAAGTCATTGCTGATTTTATTGAAATCGGTTACACTGAAAAAGAAGCAACCGCCCTTGCATGGGCAAAGTTTTTGGAGGTAGCATAATGTCTATTTGGATGCAAAGGACTTGCGGAGATCTTGAAGTTATTATTGAGAAGCTGAACGACAGAGTTCCTCTCAATGGTCCTTGTGAGTTGAAGTATACCAAGAATAAGCGTCTTGATCGTTTTCGTAGAGCACAGAATGTGATTCACGATATCTTCAACAATGGTCTTGGTAATCGCGGACGTGAGGCTAAAATGTTTGGCATTCCTCGCTACGAGCTTCCATATCCTAGTCAAGCGAATACTAACTGGGATCGTGTTGAGAATAGACTTGCTCCTATCTTTCGTGAGATTGTAATGGATGCTGTTCTCGAGCAATTTGGACGTGACGGATATCTAAAAGTTAGCCACAATCGTTCAAGTGAAATTATTTCTGAAGCTGTCAAAGAAGGGAGAGTGCAAATTGCCTCACTATAGTACAAAAACTTATAACCACAGTATTGGTCTCAGTGCTGTGTTTCGTCAGCCTCATGCTGATCATTCACACTGTAAATATCTACATGGATACAGTCTGGGGTTCAAGTTTACATTTGGTTGTGCAGATCTTGATAATAAGAACTGGGCAGTTGACTTTGGAGGTTTGAAACCTCTCAAGCAATGGCTTGAAGATACATTTGATCATAAGGTTGTTCTGGATGCTGATGATCCTCATCTTCAAGACTTTATGGAACTTGAAGCTAAAGGTCTTGCTCAGATAACTATCCTTGATGGTGTTGGTGCAGAGAAGTTTGCATACCATGCTTGGAATGTTGCTGACTTACTTGTTAAGAAAATGACTGATGATAGATGTTGGTGCGAGAGTGCTGAATGTAGTGAGCATGGATCTAACAGTGCTATATACACTCCATATACAGTTCAGAAAACGAGGTACAGTTAATGACATTATACTTAGATATGGATGGAGTCCTTGCTGACTTCTTTGGTGGAATTGAAAAACTTCATGGTGTAGGTCACTGGAAGACAATCAAAGATAAGCAAACACTTATCAACAGCATTCGATACACAGACTTCTTTTACAAGTTGGATGCATTTCCTACTACCCACAAGCTCATAGATTTTGTAAAACATATTACGTGGGAAAGAGAAACTGAGTGGGGAATCTGTTCTTCTCCTCTTCAAGGTGATACTAATAACTCATCATACTGGAAACGAAGGTGGTTAGAAGATAACATGATAATGCCTGAAGTTGATCAGTGTATCTTTACTTCCCACAAACATAAATATGCTTGGAGTCCTCTTACTGGCCAGCCAAACATTTTGGTAGATGATAAACCAGAGAATATTAAGAGGTGGAAAGAAAAAGGTGGCATTGGTATTCGATACCAAGCAAACGAAGATGATCTAGAAGAATATTTGTTCCCAGAAATCCAAGATGCTCTTGGTGGAGGTCCAGTCTATGGTTAATGTTCAACGACTTCTCATGCTACGCACAGAGTTTGAAGAAATCACTTCTGGATACAATATGTCTGTAACAGGAAGTGATATAAATACTTTAAAGTGGTTCGCGGAGAATGGCCATAGGTCAAACTCACTTCGTAATGGATTTGATAATGCAAAGCAGATTGCAGAAACAATC